AGGGAGCGCATAATTTTTGTATCAAAACGATTCAAAACCCGGTTGCCTCCCCTCTAATCGGCCCAGTTTAACACGGTTTGGCATGTGGCACGCAAGACGGTCGTTAAAACCCGCGACGAACTGGCGAAGGCTGTCGGGAAATCGGTCCGCACGGTGGCAATGTACATCGCCGAAGGCATGCCGGGAACGCCGGGGCATTACGTCGTCGAAGATTGCCTAGCGTGGATCGACGCAAGGGAGAACAAGCGGACGAGTCGCGACACGGACGACCTGCCTGACGACGGGGACTCCCCTGCCCTCGAACGCTACCGGCTCGCCCGTGCCCAGATGGAAGAGTTGAAGCTGGCTCGGCTGCGGTCTGAACTGGTCGAGTCCGAACACATCCAGCAGTGGCTTCAGTCGTTTGCGGTACTGCTGCGGGGCTTTGGGGAAAAGGTGGCGAAGGTCGCACCGGAGCTTGTCGGCGACCTCGATGGAGTGCTGGAGCAGGCTGGCGAAACGCTGGATAAGGTGGTCGGGGCGTATGGTTGCGACGACGAGTAGCGGGCGGGTGAACGTCGGGGCGTTGCGGCAGATGATGCCTCGATTCTCGATGTTGGCTCGTGCGCCTCGGCTGCGGACCATGCGGGAGTTTGCGGAACAAGAGATCGTCATCCCTGACGGTCCGTTTAAGGGCTTCAAGTTCTCGGTGTCGCGCCAGCCTCACGTTGCGTTGTGGTTCGCGGAGATCGACAGCCAGCGATGGCGGCGGCACGTTCTAACCGGGCCGGTGCAGTCGGGGAAATCGCTGATCGGGTTTGTCATCGTCGCAATGTACTACCTGTTCGAGTGCAACGAGACGGTGATTCTCGGCCTGCCATCAATGGAAATGGCGACCGACAAGTGGGAAATGGACATCGAACCGGCGATCCGGGCCAGCCGGTATCGAGACCTGATTCCGACTTCTGGAACGGGATCGCGGGGCGGCAAGTTCGAGTCGATCACGTTCAAGAACGGTGCGACCCTGAAGTTTATGTCGGGTGGCGGGTCGGACAAAAAGCGGTCTGCGTTCACGTCGCGGGTGTTGATCGTCACCGAGACAGACGGGCTGGACGAGGCCGGTGATTCGAGCCGCGAAGCCGACCCGCTGCGGCAACTGGAAGCCCGTACGGCATCGTTTGGCGAGCGTGCCCGTATCTTTCTCGAGTGTACCGTCTCAACCGAATTGGGCCGGACGTGGCAGGAGTTGCAGAACGGCAGTAACTCGCGAATCGCATTGCATTGTCCGCACTGCCTGAAGTGGGTGACGCCGGGCCGGGATAGCCTGATTGGCCACCAGGGGGCCGCGGACGAGATGCAAGCCTATGAGAGGTCTGCGTACTACTGCCCTGACTGCGGCGAGATGTGGAGCGAAGCGGAGCGTCTGGGGGCACATCGCGAGGCCAAGCTACTGCACGGAGATCAAACGGTTGACGAGTCGGGCAAGGTGGTCGGTGATGCGCCGCGTACGTTCACCCTTGGATACCGGTACGCCGCTCCCAACAACTTTTTCCGGTCGGCTGCGGAGATCGGGGCGGCAGAGTGGCGGGCGACGAAGGCCGAAAACGAGGAAGCGACGGAGCGGGAGTTGTGCCAGTTCGTCTGGGCTGTGCCGCCTAAGCCGAGCGTAGAGGCGCTGGTGTCGCTCGATGCTCGCTCGCTGGCTGAGCGGATGCAACATCCGGGCCGGGGGTATGTGCCGAGCGACTGCGACACGGTGACGATGGGAATCGACATCGGCAAGCACATGATCCATTGGACGGCGGTAGCGTGGCGGTCACAGGGGCGGGGCCAGATCATCGACTACGGCATCGTTGAGACGTACGCGGCCCAGCGTGGCGAGGACGTGGGCATTCCTGCGGCACTGTTAGAACTCGCGGAAACGTGGGAAGGCGGCTGGCGAAAGGGCGAGACCTCAATTGGGGCGCAATACGTTTTCATCGACTCTGGATACCGCCCCGAACTGATTTATGCATTCTGCAAAAACAACCCGTCTCGGCTCTATCCGACCAAGGGGTTTTCGACGACCGAATACAGCAGGCCTACGGCGACCGGGCGACACACAGCCCACATTGGCGAGGGCTACCACGTCGAGCGGCTTGCCTCAACTGGCGGGGTGAAGCTGGTCGAAGTGGACGCGGACCATTGGAAAAGCCGCTTGCACGAGGGCTACCAATGCGGCCAAGCCGGGGCTGGTGCGATCACGCTGTTTCAGTCGGGCGAGGCCAACACGCATCTTGCGTTTGCCAAACATCAGACCGCCGAAGAGAAGCAATACGAGATCGACCGGCGGCGCGGCGAGGTGGTGCGTTGGATCAACAAGCACAAACGGCCCAATCACTGGTTTGACTCAACGATTCTGGCGACCGTTGCCGGGTGTCACGCGGGGGTAAAGCTGAATGATAACGACGCAGACACGCCCGGAAGTCCTGCTGCACCAGTTACCACTTGGTTCGCATCCCAACAAAGGCGGTGACATGGAGCGCGTGACCGGAGCGGCCTGCACGTCTTGCGGATGTGAAGAGAGCGAAGTCGTGTCGCAGTCTCGCTGGTGGGGCGAGGCCGTCGAGCGGCTGCGGTGCGCGAACTGCGGGGTGATCTACACCGCGAAGGTGGTCGAGAAGATTGCGCCCGCAAAAAGCGTGGTCAAATACATCCGCATGAGGTGCCCCGGCTGCGGATCGAAGAACGTCCGCACGACTTCAACGCGCGGAACGATCCGCTGGCACAAGTGCGGCGACTGCGAAAAGTCGTTTCAGTCCGTCGAGGACTAGTACACGGCCTGTAATACAACACCTCTGCGCCTCTATCGCTCGCCGAGTTTCCTGCGAAACTTAGGTCATGAGCGTTGCCGACATCAATACCGCGATGGATGCCGCCGTTGCCTACATGGGCACGGGCGATTACGGCGCGGCTATTGCGCAGGCGACAAAGGCTCTCGGGCTGATGGCGATCCTGCCGGACTCACGGCACGGGTCTGGCGAAATGCGGTGGCGGACTGCTGGCGTTGAGGCGTTTATCAATCAGGTTCGCAAGCTGCAATCTGCATCCACTGGGCTGGGGAACTCGGCCGGGATCATGCAGGTGCAGAAGGTGAACTACGTCAACCCCTCGGAGCTTTCGTCATACTGATGGGTGTCTGGTCTTCTATTCGCCGCGCGATGTTTGGTAGCGACGCTTCCCGCGCTTGGGATGCGGCCAAAACGACCAGACTTAACGAAGCTCAATGGGCGCACGCCAAGGGCCAGCACGTCAACGACAAGATCGCGATTGATCTGGTGACGCTGCGGGATCGCGCCATCGACGAGGCGGAACGGAATCCGTTTGTCGAAGGCATGATTGAAACCTACGTTGCCTCGGTCGTCGGAATCGACGGCCCGTCGTTGCAGATTCAGTCTGACGACGCGGAGTTCAACGACTGGGCGGAACAAGCCTGGGCCAAGTGGTGGGAGTCGCCAGACGTAAACGGCGTGTTGTCCGGTGTGGACATCATGCGGCAATGGGTTCGCAGCCTGTGGACCTGCGGCGAGTTTGTGTCGCTGCTGGTGGCTGACGAAAGCCAGCCGATCACGCTGCGGATTCAGGACGTACATCCGCGACGGCTGAAAGCCCCGCTGTACAACGCGATTTCGCCGCTACAGCGTGACGGGATCAAGCGGGACGCGCTGGGCAAGCCGGTCAGCTACTACATCGAATCGTTCCTGTCGGCTGAGAACTCCATCGCCGCGACCGGCGAAGTCACAGAGTACCAAGCCGATTCGGTGATTCACGGGTTCAAGCATCGCGAGCCGGGGCAGATTCGCGGAATCCCGTGGCTCGCTCCGGTACTGCAAACGTGCGCGGACCTGCGTTGCTATGACGAACAGGTCATGGACGCGGCTCGGGCGGCTGCGGATATGGCTGTGTTGCTGTACACAGACCACAGTGACGCAACATACGTTGCCGTCAACGAATCGACCTCGATTGAACGCCGGACGATCCGCACGCTTCCGCCCGGCTGGAAGGCTGCTCAGATGCAGTCCCAACAGCCTGCCGCGCAATACCAAGACTACCGCTCCGAGAAACTGCGGGAAATTGGTCGCCCGGTCAATATGCCGCTGATGATGGTTCGGCTGGATAGCTCGAACCACAACTACTCGTCGGCTCGCTTTGACGGTCAGTTGTTTTCGCGTGGTGTCGGGTCGTGCCAGCGGTGGCTTGCTCGAACTGCGTTGAACCGTCTGGCGGATCGTGTGATGCGAGAATCCAGCCTCGTCGATGGCGTGACGGTGCCGGACTCCTACGACAAGCGCTGGACGTGGGAAGCGATGCCTCACGTTGACCCGAGCAAGGAAGCCGACGCGGCGGAAAAGCAGTTGGCGAACAAGACTACGACGCTTGCGGATGTGTGCGCGACAGGCGGCAAGGATTGGGAGCAGGTGCTACGTCAGCAGGCCCGAGAAAAGGCACTGCTGAAAGACCTGGGGCTTGAGGCTGTGCCAGTGCCTGCCGTACCAGTCGCTCAACCGCTCACGCCGGCTCAACAGAGATGGATCACCGAGCAGATCGAAGCCCACATGGAAGAGGGGGCAACGCGATGACTTGCGAAATCACAACCCGCGCAATGACGCTGACGCCCGGCACGATTGACGAGGCAACACGCTCCGTCGAGGCGGTGCTATCGACCGAAACTCCGTCGATTGTCCGCAGCGGGAAGGGCGTCGTCGAGGAAGTGCTGCGGGCTGACGGTGCGCAGTTCGGCACGCAACTGCCGCTCATTGACGGCCACAACACGACATCGACCGACAACATTCGCGGTTCGGTGCGGGATATCCGTCTGGAAGGCAATCGCGTTGTGGGGCGAGTGGCGTTTGCCGAGACAGACGCTGGCAACCGCGCTTGGGACTTGCTGCGGCAAGGGCACCTCACAGACGTGTCTATCGGCTACCGCGTGAACAACTGGGAAGACATCCCCGCGAACTCGGCCCGCATTGTCAACGGGCTGGAGTATCGCACAGGCCCGCGACCTCTGCGGGTCACGACCTCTTACACGATTCGAGAAGTCAGCTTGGTTCCCGTTGGCGCGGACCAGGCAGCTAAGTTTCGCGCCGACGCAACCACCACAGGAGATGGGAACATGGCCGAAGAAACTGCCGTTGAGCAGACCGCTGGCGAGACGGCGGTTCGCTCGGAAGTGTCCACCAATGTCAGCGCTACGCCGGTGCCGGACGTGACGCGGATGGCGATTGACGCCGACAAGCTGCGTCGTGAAGCCGTCGAGTCGGAACGCTCGCGGATCGCGGAGATTCGCAAGATCGCCGGGAAGGACGTTCCCGAGGACGTGGTCAACCGTTCGATTACCGAGGGTTGGGACACGGCCCGGTTCACCGCGACCGCTCTGGAGCATGTCCGCGCCAAGACGGCGAAACCTGCTGGCGAAGCCCCTGCGGGTCACGTCCGCAACAAGGAATCCGACCTGTCGAAAGATGTTCTCGTGGCCGCTCTGCAACAGCGGTGCGGGACGTACGACTTCAACGCGCAGCCCGAAGCCACGCGGGAGCAGGTCGCCAACACGGCGGAACGCTACGCGGGCTACTCGCTGATGGAGATGGTTCGCGAGTGCGCCCGGATCGACTGTGCGCGTGATCCTCACAACAACAGCGACCCGGCTGGGAACCTGAGCTACATTCGTGCGGCGGTGTCGGGTTCGACGCTGTCGTACGTGTTCACGACCTCGATGCAGGCCCGCTTGCTGGCTGCGTACCAGGAAACGGACGACACGACGGTCTGGTGTTCGGAAGAAGATGTGCCGAACTTCAAAACCAACGACATCATTACGCCGGGCAGCGTCACGCGGATGAAGAAACTGCCTCGCGGCGGCACGGCTGAGCATGGCCAGACCGACGACAAGCGCGAGCAGTACAAGATCGCCCGCTACGCCCAGCAGATGGTGATCGACGAGCAGGACATCGTCGACGAGAACCTGGGCTTCTTCAACCAGTTGCCGACCGAGTACGGGCAGACGGCTCGCAACCTGCGGCCTGACCTCGTCTACGCTCTGTTGCTGGCCAACCCGACGCTTTCGGCGACTGGTGGGGCGTTGTTCAACGCGACCGCCCAGACGGCGACCGGCACGGGGCACGCGAACTTGGCGACGGGTGGTAGCTCGGCTCTGTCGGCTTCGTCGCTGAAGACCGCGATCACCGCCATGGCAAAGGTCGTGAAGTACGACCCGACCGGTGGCGTGAAGCAACTCAACATCAAGCCGCGCTACATGCTGATTCCGTCCGACCTGATGTTCACCGCTCGTGAACTTCTGCAATCGACCGGAATCGTCATCGCGGGGACGGCTGGCAGCGTTACCGAACGCGGCAACGCGAACACGCTCAACGGTCTGGGTATCGAGTTGGTCATGGACAACCGGCTAAACGCTGGTGGCGTGATCGACCCGGCCACCGAGACGGCCTACACCGGGACGGCGACGAACTGGTTCCTCGCTTCGGAGCCGGGTCGCACCGTCCGAGTGGGCTACCTGTCGGGCACGGGCCGCGCTCCTCAGATTCGCCGGTTCAATCTGGACAAGGGCCAGTACGGCATTGGTTGGGACATCGTTCTCGACATCGGTGTGAAGGCCATCGACCACAAGGGCATGTACAAGTCCGCCGGTGCGTAGTGTCAGTCTGTGATAGCCGGGGTGGCGTGTGCTGCCCCGGCTGATTCTTCCCGCAATTCAAGTTCAAAGGGGTTCATACAATGGCTGACGCGGCTTTGGTTGATTCGTGCGATGAACGCAAGATTTTTCTTGCGGCTGCTGCTGGGAGCGGCGAGGTTCAGCAGTTGCCCGGCGGGCGTGCTGGTGTTCTCGCTGGTCTGGCTACCCCGGAGTCTGGCGACCGGGTGGCGTTCTATGACTGTGGCCAGTTCCTCGTTACCAAAACCTCGGGAGTCGTCTTTCTGGACGGCGGGCGGGTGTATTGGGACCACAGCGCGAACGCTGCCACGTTCCGCAAGGTCAACGACCGAGACTTTTACATTGGCCGGGCTGTCGGTGATGCGGCTTCGACCGACACCACGGCTCGCGTCAATCTGAACGCTCCCGAGTGGGAGTACGACATCAGTTTCACGCATCACGCGCTGCTGTCGGTTCCGACCGGCACGCAGGCTGTGGGCGGGTTTGGATTCCCGAAGCCGCTCGGCAGTGCGAATAGCATCGAACTGACGGCGACGAACGAAGCCCAGTGTATCGACATGCTGTCGGTTAACCGGTTCGCGTTGTCGGCCAATGCGATCATTGAAGCGACCGTGCGGATTCCCGCCAATGGCTCGACCTCGGCGGTCGACTTCAATATCGGGGTCGCCAACGGCACTTCGACGACCGACGCCGATGCGATTGCTGAGTCGATCTTTTTCCATATCGACGGCGGGGCGCTCGACATTTTCGCCGAGTCGGACGACGGCACGACCGAGGTGGCCGCGACCGATACCACGGTCAACGCTACGGAAGGTTCGGCGGTCGCCAACCGGCTCGAATTCTGGATTGACCTGCGCAACCCGGCTTCGGCTGCCCTGTACATCGACGGTGTCCGGGTGCTGAGCGGGACGACGTTCAATATCTCGGCGGCGACTGGCCCGCTGGGCCTGTTGGCGCACCTCGAAAAGACCAGCAGCACGGCGACGGGTCGCGTTGTGATTGACCAGTTCGTCGCTCGCTTCTCGGAGCAGTAATCAAATGTCGTCGTTCAGTAGTGATTTCGCTGCCTCTGGGGGCGCGCAAATGCTCGCCTATCAGGGCGACAGCGTGACCTACTACGAGAACGGCGCAGGCAATGGAACCTCCATCCTCGCCATCGTCACCGACTTGGACGATGGCGGGATGGAACTCCAGCAGAGCCACGGCGTTGACGTGGTTCGCATGAAGTCCCTGCAGGTCGCCGCGTCTCAAAGTGTCACGCGGGCGGATCAATGGCAGGTGTCTGGAGACCGTTGGGAAACGGTGGCGTGTACGGACGCGCACGACGGGTTGAAGGTCGTGACTGTTCGGCGCATCGACCAAAGCAAGCAACGACGCGCCCGACCGATGGGGGTCTAAGCCGTGGGCCGGATCGTCAACTCATACCAGGGGCTGGGCGGGCTTGTGGCTTCGTCTGCCAAGTTCCGCACAATCACCGGGGCAGCAAACGCGACGGCTGCTCTGGCGTTTATCCACTACCCCTACCCGCTATCGAGCGATGCCAGACCGTGGGCACTGATCGACGGCGGGACTGGCACAGAGTGGGAAGAACAAATCCGGCTGAGCGCTGGCGGTAGCCTGATGCTCACGATTGAGGTGCCCGAGTCTTACTACTCTGGCTACTCGACCGACAAAACAAAGTGGCTCGCGTTTGCGGGCGACGTTGACGACATCATGGACCAGATTTCGACGAACTCAAACACGTCGAAGGGTGACGGGTCGAACTACTGGAACCTCACGGCAATCTCTCAAGCCGAGTCGCCGTATCTGGTTCAAGAGCAGGCTGGCGACCCGGCTTCGCAATACTTCACCTGTGCCATTCTCTGCCGCTGGGTGTGATATGGCGTACACAAAAGCCGAGTTGATTGTTCCTGATCCGCGGCTGTTCATCCGCGAACACAATCGGGCGCTGAGAACAGCCAACGAAAAGGCAGCCGATTACCACCACAAGCATCACATGCCGGACCATTTCAAGATGGTCGGTTACTCAAACTACAAAATCGACGAGCGGTCGGCAAAGTACAAAAAACGCAAATACAGAATCTACCACCACGCTCTCCCCAACGTATTCACCGGTGCAACTCGGCGGGAGATGCTGGCGAACAGGCAGATCAGGGCCACGCCAAAAGGCGCACGGCTGACGATGAAAATACCGCTGGTCGGCGGGACAGGACGGTTCCGCGTCCGCCCCGGTATGAAGCTTAAAGCGGTTAAGGGTCAAATCGAAATGATGCGACGGGTTGCCGAACTGGAAGCGATCAGCGCCTTTGAAATTGCCAGTTTGGCTACGTTTCGGCGCGATATGTATGCCGCGTTGGTCAATAAACACATCTCGTCCGGTGGGCGAATTCGCAAACGAGCTAAGGGATAGCCGATGACAACGCCACTTCGCCACGGTGCCTACCCGTGTTCGTTTGACTCGACGACCATTAACGATGTGCGGTCGGTCGCCTACAACTCGGGCGTAACCAACATGATCGCGATTCCCGGCGGTGCCGTGACTGCGGCCCTGATTGCGGCCAACTACGCCGACCCGAAGATCACGATCACGACGGGGGATATCCAGACCGTTCTTTCGACCTGCACGCTGACGGCTGGTCAGTCGGTCGCGGCTGGGGCTTGGGAAGTGCAGTACCAAAAGCGGCTGGCGGGCGGCACGTTTGCCAGCAGCACGAACCACGTCACGCTCAACGGCACGGACGGGTTTTTGTACTGGACCTCGATCTCGGCTTCGCAGGACGCTGCGGACGGGGCCGAGGGCACGCTCGAACTGATTCCCCTGTCTGGTGGGGCTTCGCCCGGCTACACGTCGCCGGTGGCCGAGAACACGTCGCAGAGTCTGGCGGGGTCGCCTGCGATCAACTCGCGGTTGGCGCTCGGGCCGGTCTACGCGAACGGAACTGCGGTCGCTGGCGTGACGAAGGTCACGATCAATAGCGGAATCAAGGCGGAAAGCGGATCGCGCACGAGTGGTGCCGTGTTTCAGACGCAAGTCGGGATCACGCAGCGGACGCCGACTATCGAGATTGAAGTCCTCAATCCCGCCATGATTTCGACGCTCGACAGCATTATCTCCGCGTTCAGCGGCACGGGCGTTGTGGTCTATCTCCAGAAGGTCGCGGCGACTGGCGGCGGGCGCGTTGCGTTCGCGACCGCCGAACACGTTTCGTTCTCGGCCTCAACCGGGGCGTGGAACGTGACCGGGCAGAACGTCAGCGGAATGGGCGACGTGACCACCACGATTTCGGCCCAGATCGTCGGCAACCTGTCGCAGTCACTGGCAACCGCGATTTCGTAAAGGGCGTGAACATGGCGGACGAAACGAAGCCACACAAGCAATACGGCGGGCCTGACCCGCAGCCTCAGAATGACAAGGTCTTCGATGAACTCCTATCTGCTCTTCTTTCCCCAAGCGACGAGCCAGAGCAAAGCGACCTTCCAAGCGGTGGGGCTGAGTACACTGGCGGGGAGTGAAAAGTGGTTTACCTCGCCGGTCACGCCGAGCGACGAGCCGGGCCTGTTCTGCACCTGGGGCGATCCCAAGAATCCCGCAAACGGTGTCGCCGTCGTCTACGACCCTGCTCGGCAGACGTGGCGGAAGATGCCGGGCGGCTACTGGCTCGGTGTGCAGAACGACCGAAAGCCGAATCCCGAAGGGCTGGCCAGAGCAAACTGCATCAAGGGCTACTCGATACCGATGGGCGACGGCAACGAGTACGTCTTGCCCAACGTGATGCAGTTGCCTGCCGTGTACGACATCGACGAGACGGGCGAGGAAGTGCGACGAACGCGGGACGAGTGGCGACACATCGAGGACCGGGCGACGTGGGCACTGGGCACGCTGGCGGATCACTTCCATAAGGGCGTGCTGCTGCCGGAAAAGCTGTGCCGCATGTACGTCGCGGAAATGCTGGCGGTGAACTATCGCCTCGTGCCCGAGATGGTCTACGCGCTGGGCCTGCTCGATTCCGACTGCTGGATTGGCGCGATGGGTGCGACGGTGGACCGCGAGAAGCTGCTGAACCTGAAAACGGAGATCAACGCGGGGGAGTCCGCAGCCCGCACCTGATGAGGGTCCGGGCGTGGCGTGATGGGTTGTTGCCGAAGTTTGTGCCGACGTTGGGCGATCTTGTTTTGCTAGGGTGGATGCGATGACAGCGAAAGCCGAATTCGACATCACCGCAAACGACCAAGGCGCAAAGGCGGCTTGGGATCGGCAGCAGAACGCTATCAATGCGGTGATTGCGCGTATCGGCAAGATGGAAGAGGCGCAGAACAAGGCGAAGACAAGTCAAGATACGTTCTTTTCAAAGTCGGTCGCCGGTTTTGCTGGAATGGTGACTGGGGCGCTTTCATTCCAAGGGGCAATGAGCGGCGTTATCCAAGCCAATCAGCAGATGATTGACCAAGCCGACAGGGCGGCGATCAAGTACGACGAACTGTTTCGGAAGATCAACGTACAGGCTGGCGTTCGTGGTCTTGAATCAGCGGGGATGCAGAAGTCGATCACGGACGTGGCAATCCGAAACGCATCGACAATCGAGGAGTCTGCCTCAACGGCACAGCAGTTAGCCGGGGCCGGATTCTCGACGGCAGACGCAAGCGGCGGCGCACTTGATGCAATGCTCAAGCTGTTTGGCGGGACTGGCCAGACGGGCACTGGCAACGCTGGCCAGCTTACGCAGTCTATGACGCAGTTCATTTCCGCGATGGGGATGGACAGAAACGCGGAAAACCTTCAGCGAATCGCCGTCGCGGTCCAGCAGTCCTACAAGGCTGGGGACCTGCAGCTTGAAGACCTGACGCAGATTGCGGCGAAGTCGGCTGGACTCAAAGGCAAACTGTCCCCGGAAGAAACGCTTGGGGCGTTTGCCACGATCCGCGAGACGATGGGCGGGGAGCAGGCTTCAACCGGCCTGAAGATTTTTGGCGAGCGAGTGACCGGCGCACGGGAAGACCCGATGCGGATGGAGATGCTGAAGCGAATGAATATCAAGGCGGACGATATCGACCTTGTTGGCGAAAACATCAATCAGGTTTTGGAGACCATGGCAAAGGGTGTGGAGAGTCTGCCTGAAAAAGAACGCGCCGCTGTTATGCAAAAGTTTTTCGGCGGCGAGGGGGCGAGTGCGGCTTCCTACCTGATCGACAACCGCAACAGAATCGGATTCTACGCCGACCGCATGGCAAACCGTGCCGGGTTTGAGTCTGACGCGGCGGAAGCGGCAAGCGGGCCAGCAGCACAACGAAGGAGACTGGCGCTTAGGGCTGAAACAGAAGCGGCCCGCAAGTTTCAGAATGAGAAAAACATGCTTGATGCCGCAGACCTCGCGGCATCCGAGGCCGGGCTGTCTCCTGCTATGCGGGCGCTGTCCCGGTTTGAGGCGAACACGGCCATGATGTTTGGAGTCTCGCCGGAATCTGCTGTTGGATTCGGATACTCGGGGCGATTCGGCGTGAGGCCAGACGGTTCAGTTGGGACGTTTGGCGGTGGGCTAGCCGAGGACACGAATCGTATTCTTGGCGAGACGGCTGCGGCAGGCCCAGCCATGGGCGGCGCTGATGCAGGCCCAGAAAGGAAGCGGGCACCTAGCGGACCGCGCAACCTAGCCGAAGCGATGAACGCTGGGGCGTTCTCTGGTGGGCATGACGCGGCGGGCCGGGATGCCGTCGAGGCGATGCGAGGCGGCGGATTAGACAAGCTGGCCGAAAAACTCGACCAGATCGCAAGAAACACGGCGCGCCCTCCAGTCGTCATCGAGAAGCCAGCCGTCGCTAAGAAGCCAGCTAGCGCGGCGGCTGGGACCGGAGGCCGTTGATCGCAATTTGAGACAAGAGCAGCAGGGCAAAGAGGCCGAGACAAACAACAGGAATCACCGGAGACGATCCCAAAGCTAGCACAGAAACAGGCGCGGCAAGAAGGCACACAGCCCGAACCGCTTCGGCGTAAAACCCAGCCACACGGTCGACCCAGTTAATCATGGCACTCACCTTTCGAGGAACGTCGATTCCGGGAATCCACAGCGACATTCTCACGCCTGCAGCCGATCCACTGCGGACCGAGACCGTCACTGCGGGGACTCGCGGCGCTACGGAGGTCCGGGGCCAAACTGGTGCAAGAGAATTCGTTGTGAGAGTCACGTTGTTCAATTCGTATTCGACATCGTCAGCTTGCGTCAGCGCCATTGTCAACCTTGAGGCGTTGCAAAACACCAACGGCACGCTGGTCGAAAACGAGTTGATTGCCCAGACATTCAAGAACTGCACGCTGCTAAACGTCCGCCGGTTGCGTGGGCCGATTCCCTGTACGGGAGCGTCAAGCCGGTCCGGCTACTCCGGCTGGATGGCCGAACTCGAATTAACCTTCCGCCAGTTGAGGACGTGACAGATGGCCGCTCCATACCTCGGCGGGCTGCGAATCACCTCGCTCCGCTGGTCCAATCCGACCGCCATCCGGGCCGATTTCACATCGACCTATGGGAGCCTGTACCAGTACCAGCTTTACGCGGGTCGGTCGCTGATCGGCTCGACGGTCAACACCAACGAGCGGTTCATCGCCGCGCCTGTGTCGGTGTCGCTCTGGCCGCAGTTTTTCGCCGTGGTGGCGGTCGATCCTGACAACGTGCTGACGGACTACGGGCCGGACCTGCCGCAGCGACCGTACAACAAAGCGGAAGTGACGATCACCACCAGCGGTTGGCCATCCGATACGCGACTCGTGGCCATCGCGTGGGGCGACACTCCGGGCGGTGCGGTGAACTACTCGAACGAGGTTCGCGGCCTGTTCTACGCGGACGGCAGCTACACGCTCACGAGCGAGCCAATCGGGCCAAGCGGGGAGTATGCCTTCGCTGCGTACGGCATTGACGACAAGCCGGACAACGGCAACCGGGGTTCCGTCACGTCGCTCACGGCAACGCTCTCGACGCAACCGCCGGACGTCGCCCTCGCGACGGACGGCGCACGTTTTCAAGTCACCGCGACGAGCGGTACGGCCACGATCACCTACGACTACCAGGAGCGATAATGAGTGCGGAACCGACAATCCAGATGAAGACGAACTTCGCCGACCTGACCGGGGCCAGCGATGTGCAGGCTATCGAGGCGCTGACGGGAACGGGGCTGGCCGCTCGCACGGCAGACAATACCTGGGCCTTGAGGACGATTACGGCACCGGCTGCCGGCGTAACCGTGACGAATGGCGGTGGGGTCGCTGGGAATCCGACGTTGGCTCTGGCGAACGACCTTGCCGCTGTCGAGGGGCTGAGCGGTACGGGCCTTGTGGCTCGCACGGCTACGGACACGATGACCACGCGGACGATCACCGCGCCTGCTGCCGGGATCACCGTGAGCAATGGCGACGGGGTGAGCGGAAATCCTACGCTCGCTCTCGCGAATGACCTTGCGGCGCTCGAAGGGCTGTCTACGACCGGCGTTGTCGTGCGGACGGGCGACGGGACGGCGACGACGCGGACGATTACCGCTGGCAGTGGGGTCAGTGTTACAAACGGCGACGGTGTTTCTGGGAACCCGACAATCTCTGTTTCTGGCACGGTCGCGGTCTCGCCCAACGTGCTGGTCAATGGAACATTCGACGTATGGCAGCGTGGGCAGTCTGCTGGCTTTACCGTCTCAGGAACAACGTCGAGCGGGTCAGCGAGCGTGACCAGCGTTTCCAGCGTCGCGGCGTTGTCGGTTGGCATGTCTGTTATCGGAACAGGCATCCCCGCTGGCACGACGATCACGGCTATCACGTCGTCGTCAGCGTTTACAATGAGTGCAAACGCGACGGCGTCTGGTGGAGTCACAATCGGGTGTGGTGTCTCGGATAACCGATTTTCTGGCTGCGACCGATGGTTGTTTTTGGGTGATACTGGCCAGTATCTGACTGGGCTTGGGCAGCGACTTGCTTTCCCAACATACACTCAGGGGCAATTTAACGCCGGTGGGTCTGGCAGATGGGGACTTGCGCAATGGATTGAGTACAGAGACGCAATCGCGCTTAACGGAAAAACTGTTACGTTCCAAGTCAATGCGGCTGGAGGCGGCGCGTTTACTGGACGTGTTGCGATTCTCGAATTTTCTGACGTGACGGAAGACTCGCTTGGCTCATCGCGCGACCCAGTCAATGACTGGACCAACGGCACGTTCACGGCTGGCCAGTTTTTCAAGTCGTCCAATTTCACTGTTGTTGCCACAGGCTCGGGTAGCGTTAACTCCCTCACGACGGTCTCTTGTACTGGCACGGTGTCAAGTGCAGCGAAAAACCTTTGCGTAATGTTCTGGAGTGACAGTGCTTCGGTTACGTCAATCAACTTGTCTAACGCACAGTTCTTTGAGGGCGGATCGACTCGAACAGCACAGATCGCAGACCCGGCAGCAAACTTCGCGCGGTGTGAGCGGTACTACTACAAGACGTTTGCTGGAACTCAGCAACCCGTCGTAGCGGTCGGAAACAACCAAGGGGCCGAGCGGTTCTACACGTCCTATGCGACCGGTGGTTTCGCCACAAAGTTCCGCCAGCGGTTGTTTCGCTCTCCGTCGTCGTCGGAAGTCGTCGTCTACAACCCAATCAGTAGCTCGACCGGCACGATTCGCGACACAACAAACTCGGCAGACCGAACGGCAACAGTCGGCGGTGCCAACGACACAGGCGTTTTCGTCGGGATCACCACGGGCGCGACCAGCGCAGAAAACACTTTTCACCTCACGGCAGATGCGGAGATTGCATAAATGGCTTCGTACGTCTGGAACATCGACTACACCGAAACCAAAAACGTCTACGCCGTCGTCACGAACGCGGCGGGCAACGTGCTGGACTTCAACGACAACACGTTCAAGGCTCTCGGCTCGGCCACCACTCCAACGGTCGCCCTCACCGAGCAGACCGGCGGCGGCGGGTCGGGCAAGTCGAACTACGTCTACACGCTGGACCTGTCGCGGCTGAACAAGAGCCTTGCGACGGTGCGGTATTGGATCACGTTCTACGAACGGGCTGGCGGGTCTGCTGCACCGCTGACGGATACCGCGATCAACTACCGCACGCCGTTCAGTGTGCAGGCTGCGGAGTTTGGGGAGGACGAACTCGACATTGAGTTTTGCCCGGTCTACACGACGATCAGCGGTACGCCGACGATGCGCGGTATCGTGACGATCCTGCGCAACGGCAAGCCAATTGACGTGTACTCGCTCGACTCGACGGCAACCTGCACCGTCACCGCTCGCGAACACGGGGCGGGGGTTGACCTCTACGCTTCGTCGGCAGCAACCGTCACGACTCAGGGCGATTTCAACGTGTCGCAGTCGTCTCCGGGCTACACCGCAGACCGGGCGTATCAACACACGCTGGCTGCCACTGTCTCGGGCACGGCAACGACGTTCAAGCTCCCTGTCGCCAACTTCGGGTAATCGCATGCTGCAGGCTCGACGACGAATCTACTCGCACCGCCCGTTTACCGGGGAAGGTGTGTCGCTTTACCTCGCCTCGGGGGCCAGCGATCCGGGCGCGGCGGC